GGTTTTTGCAATGGCCCTCAGTGCCTCTGGTATGAGTGGAACTTTTAGCAGAGGCAGCTTTGGTGGAAATCCAAAAGAAATAGTGGGCAACGAAACTGTTGGCAATGGTAACGATATTACGATGGTAATCGTGTTCGATGCCTTATCAACAGAGACTGATGATCTGGGCCAATTTAGACCGACTGAAGGTGTTGCCATACTATTGAGCTATTGTTGTGGTTGACCCTATCATTTCTGACGTTATTTGCACAATAGGTGGTCCAGTTGGAGATCCATCATTGCCATTTGAATGGGTATGGGAATTGAAAGCTAAAACGAGTAAATCGCTAAGTGTGACCGTACTTTTTGCGAGTGCGCCTAGTGCAATGTTTCCACCATTGATCAATATGTTTTGGGCTGACACCTGAACTCCAAGTTCACCCACAACAACGGACGATTGATCTGGCGTCGATACTGTAACAGTCGTGGGCGATAGACTTACATAGCATCCACTGCCAGTAGAAATCGCAATATTACCGTCGCCATCAAAGGCAAGAGTTGATCCAGCGGCATCCGCAAGAGTTACAGTGCCATCAATTATCGTGAACAAAGCTGCGCCGACGAAAAGAGAGTATCGTCCAACAAATTGAATGAGATCCTCATCCAGAGAGATAGCCATGTCAGTGGCTTTGATTGAGAATCCTTTGGTTGTTTCAAAAAAGATCTGGTCCTCTGCACTTACTTGCAATGAGCTGATGATTGCTGTGATGTCCTGAACGCTAATCTGCAAGTCTTGGTTTGCTCTTAGCAGTATTCCATCGACTCCATCATCCAATAGTATAACGTTGCCTTTGGCCGTTGCAAGCAGAACAGACGTTTCATTCAACTCAACTGTGTGGCCAAACTTTGTAAGTGCTGCCCTGAATGGCCGTCCATTCTTGTCATACTGATGAAGTGGAAATTTTTGTGCCTGTGATCTACTTTGAGTTGCCCACTCCCACAGTGGCTTCTCTGGCTCCCCATCAAGAAAGGTCACCCACACCTGGTCACCCACATCTGGAATCCAGTCAATTCCACCAGACTTGGCTGATCCACCAGCTGGAAGTCCTCTTGACAGCGCCCATGGCAGTTGGGCAGTGGACACTTGGCTTGAGTTTCCGTAGGCAATAGGCACCCTTACCTTGAGCCTTCCAAGCTTTTCTGGGTCCCTATTGTCTTCAACCACTCCGGTGTAGACTCCTGGATATTGTGCTTCCATTTAGTTATGGTAGAATGCGTATAGTTTCCAAGAACATTTGGGGATCAGCTTCCACAGAGGGAATTGACCAACAGAGAGATGATCTTTGGTTCGTTGATTTCAAGGTTGTGGCAAATGACCTGAACTTTACACTGGACAACTCTTGGCTGTACGTCAAGTCTGTTAAGTTGCCCAATTTAGAGACCATAGCTGAAGCCTTTAAGCGTGATTCACGCCCATATTACTTACCAGGCTATGACAAACCCATGGAGACGGTTGATATAACCTTTCTCTATCCCATACCACAGACAGGCCAAGAATACCCACCAATCTATCACCTGCTCTACAAGTGGAGAGCCAGAGTTAGAGCTGGACGTGGTGCCATGTCTGGTGAAAGGGCTGAGTACATCTCTGAGGCCAACAACTATGGAGCCGCACTGCCTTTCAGGTGGGATCTTCCTTTGAGATTCTTACGTGGCAACAGACCCCAAGAAACTCCTACAACCTTTGACGCTTCTTCAACTGTCTCTGCTTTGTCGACATCATCAGCCCACATAATGAAAAATGCCTGGCTATCAAGCCTAGGCATTTCTGAAGTCGACACTAGCAGCCAAGCAAAAGGCGTCGAGATCAGAACGTCATTCTACTGTGAAGACGTTTTACTCTCTACACCTGATGGCGTAAGGTACGATCCTTAACTAGGAATTGGTGTGTGACCCAACTTGTGTGGGGCCTCTTCCTTCTGTTTGGCCTCAGTTGACTTACGAAGTGTCTCTAGCACCCGAAGACTGTCAGAAAGAGACGGACCAGAGGTACGAACCTTGGGCTTCTTCAATCCGCCAAGGCTTTCGGCAATTTGGATATGATCGTTGACGTTCTTCACATAGTATCTACACATGAATGGCCAGTCTCTCATATCTGAGGTTCATGCCATATTCTCAGTGGTTCCCGACAGATCCACCAGAGAGGAACTGATCATTCTGTGTCCTGAGCCCAACTGTGGTGACAAGACAGGAAACAGATCAATCAACGTCAAGTCAGGCAAGACAAACTGTTGGCGTTGCAATAAGGGTGGAGACTTTGTAAGATGGGCCAAATCTCTTGGTTACTCAATTGAAGATGGGGAAACTCAAGCTGTTGGTCTTGATACCCTTGAGAGTCTTTCAGACGAGGTTGACAGAGTTGAGAAATCTTACGTCCCATCTCTTATTGATGTAAAACTTCCAAGAGGCTTCATTGCCTTGAGAGATGAGCCTGACTCCGCCTACTATCGGCTTATAGCCAAGATGGCAAAACGTAAGAATCTTTCCATCGAGATTTTTGCTGATGCTGGTGTGGGATTTACCAGAGATTCTGACTTCTGGGAACCCTATGCCATATTTCCAGTCTATGAATGGGACAGGGTTGTCTACTATCAGGGCCGTACATACGTTGACATACCAGGTGAATCCACAAAGAAATTTCCTTCAAAGAATGAGCTAAAGTTTGGCTCATCATGCTGGGTTTACAACCTAGACGAGGCACGTGAGAAACGTGCTACAACGGTAGTGGTTGTTGAATCCATACTGAATGTCATGTCACTGCGACAAGAGTTTCAACGTCGTGGTATAAAGGATGTTGTGCCCATAGCAGTCTTCAAACATTCCATATCAGCTATGCAAGAGCGTAAGATTATGGCCATACGCTCAATTAAGGAGGTATGCATAATGTATGATGCTGATGCCACGCAATCTGCATTCAAGGAGTCAAGGAAGTTCATGAATAGGTGCAGATTCTCTGTGGCACACATACCACAAACGCCTGAAGGCAAAACTCAAGACGCAAATGACAATGTGGAGTTTGCCGTAGACCAGTTTCTAAATCGCCAGTTCTATGACACAGCCGTCTCTCAACTAGAGATTGAACTACTTAAACTATGACCAAAATTCGACCAATTGGCGAGCGCATTGCCATTGTCAACACTGAAGTGGCTTACGAGGGCAAGATTGCTTTGCCTGAGAGTGCTCACAAGACTCACGTCCACGGCAAGTGCATTGCAGTGGGATCCGGCAAATACCCTGATGGCACCACCAAGGAGATGTATGCCAAGGAAGGTGAGGTCTACCTCTACCAGATTGATGGCTCTCAGCAGGTCAATGCGACCTTCAAGGTTGACAACCAGCCAGTGCTTCTTTTGCATCAGGCCGACATGATTTGTCGTCTGAATGACAAGGTTGTAAGTTTTGACACCATCGACATGATGGGCCACTGGCTGTTGGTTGAACCTTACTTCGAGAACAAGAGTGAGATCATCATCCCTGATTCGGCCAAGGAAACACAGCATGATCTACACCACTTCAAGCTAGCCAAGAAAGGCCCACAAGCCGATATCAGGGCTAATGTAGGAGACGAGATTTTCCCTGCTCGTGGACGTCTTACACCTCTGAACCTGGATGGCAAGATCTATTGCTTCATCCAGGACAACTTCATTTATGGTCACTTGGAGTCGTGAGTTTTACTCCAATAAGCATTTTCACCGATCGGTGAAAACTTCACTTTGAGTGAAGACAAAAAAAACGGCCCGCATTTCTGCGGGCCGTTTTGCTGTGTGGAAATGGCTTAGTAGCCACCGCCACCGGACACACCACCGTAGCCATCGCTCGGAGGCTGAGTGCCGTTTGGAGCATCTGGAGGATTGCCCCAGTATTGGCCGATGACCGGATCGTTGAAGATCGGATCGTAGCCCCAACCACGCTTGCCAGCGTTGACGATGTCGACCTGAGCGCCGCGCAGATCGCCCTTGTTGCGGAATACGGTCGTTACGTTGGCCGTAACAGACTTAGCATTGCCGGAACTGTCAACACCAGAACCGAAGAAGCCGAACTTCTTAGCGAGGATGTTATAGCTCAGGGTCTTTACACCCTTAGGCTTGACTGTGACCGCCGAACCCACGTTAGTGAAACCACTCGCAGTAAGCGTGGAGGCAACCTTAGCTTGGAACCACAGATCGTAATCTGAGGTATTCTCGATGATAAGATCGAGATTGCCAAGGCGCTCGTTAGCATACTGCAGGTAGCCATTGCACTTCGTGGCGTCCGTCCCGAAACTAACTTGACTGACTTGATTCATGTTGTTTTGTGTTAAGGGTCCACTCAGACCCGTTAATGTGCAGCTTAAGTGCTATATTTCGGAATACGGTCCTCCGAAACAATTCAAGATCAATCGTATAAACTAATTAACCCATTAGTTCTTGACCAAAGGCCAACAAATCCTCCTCCATGACTTGAATGCCTTTCTTGTCTGGAGGGTTATTTTTAATGTAGGCCTTCATAAGGCTCTCCACATCAAATGTCACGTCCTTTTGGACTGTTTCAACATTTGCTTGACCTGGAGCTGACTCAATATAATCATAGACTGGAATAGCTCTATGGGACAGTGGGTGCCCATAGAATCTTTGAGCCTCTTCAAAAGATTTCAGCCTTACTTCAAATCGATCCTCTGACTCTTGTCTTACTGTGGCTTCGAACTGCTCCAAACTCTGCCGATGATACTGCGGCATCTTAGTGTTTACCAGTTCAGCTTTACCAGTCTCTGTATCGAGAACCATAACATACTTGGTCTCATTCAGCTCACCAAAATCTTGCTGAAAGGGCGAACCAACGTAGAAATGATTGGGTTTGAACTGCTGGTGTTTGTGGATGTGGCCTAGGAAGGCAGCATCAACTTGTGGAATGTCATCAGCCACCAGCCCATCTTGTAATGTCATGCCATGGGCCAAAGCGCCCTGGATTGAGAAGTGGCCAAGCAAGATAACCTTACGACGTGTGCCTGCAACTGTCCTGGCCTTCTGGACAGTCTGAATGATGGTCTTCTTCAGTTCCTCCTCATTGTCAATGTATGAGACACAGGCAAATACGGCCTCACAGCCAAAGTCAATCACACCATGAGACTTTATCACAGTAAAGATACCATCATACATGACACCAGGGTGGACCTCTGTGCTTCTAAGCCACTGCTCATGGTTGCCCATGAGCTTGATGTTTCGACCTTTGAAAGCTGACAGTGGCGTCAGCACTGAGTGGATCGTGGGAATAGGAATGGCTTGACGATCATCCGTGGTGTCTCCAAGATCAATGAGGCCATCACACTTATGCTTGTCATAGGTTTTCTTAAGAAACGCCATGAAGGTGTTGACACGCCACCTTTGAAGTGGCATGCTTGGGTCATTGAAACATCTCTCATGGCCATCAGCAGCCTGGAGATCGCCATAGATGAGGAATCGCATCAGATCAGGTCCAAAATGGCACTACGAATGGCCAAGCTATTGTCCTTGATAAATGGTCCCAGTGATGGAGCCCATTGTAGATCAAGCAACTTGCCCAACTCAGTGTAGTGCACTTTTCGCATTTCAGGGTGCTTGTCTGGCTCCTTGTTGACCATGGTATCCAGAGTCTTCACAGGCAGAGCCATCACAGTGATCACCCAGTGCCAGTTGTCTACAGCCGCGATATTTTCGTACACACCAATCATCTTGGCCTTGGTGTAGTCAGCTTCCAAGTTCAGTTCCTCTTGGAGTTCAACAGCAAACTGTTGGGCTAATGAAAAACCACACTCATGCAACCCAGATGGCAGTGACCAGCAGTTCTTAGCTGAGCGGACGTTTGGCCCACGATAGATCAAGGGGAAGTAACCCTCTGGATCAACTGCAAAGCCAGACACAGTTACATTGGGTACTGGCACGGCAGAATTACCATCTGTGCGCCATTTCCAGTTAGCTTTGATAGGTTCAATCACAAACTCAAGAACTGTACTTAAGTCGTGACAATTGATCGAATACTTCAATTTCTGATGGAGGACACAGAGGCCGAAAAGCTGGATGAGAAAGCCAAGGCTTATGTGGACCGCCTGCTTTTAAGGTTGATGACGTCACCAGCCTTGATGTCCTTTTTAGAGGCAACTCAGCTACTAAAAGAGGGCGATGACTACATAGTCGAACTGCTCTTCAGAAAAGTTCCTGAAGAGCAGGTCGATGTCATCAAGCAATTTATTGCTGAGCCAAACACATCTTTTGCTTTTGAGCAGAGAGGCCAGACTCATTTTGCCTTCAGAGTCAAACTAGCTCCAAAGGATCTTGTGGATGATTCCGGGCAGGGTCCAACAACTGGTGTTGGGGAGTGATATAGACTAGTCTCCCCATGAGAAAGTCTTTCACAATCTTACGGCACATATGGCCGCGTGACTTGACGCTGCGAATTGACAGGTCATCACGAACCTTGTCCAGAAGCTTACCATCATCACTTTCCAATCTGAAGGCGATGATGGCCTCTTTACCTGGCCGCTTGGCTTTGACTTTACCTTGTTCTGTCATGGTTAAGAGAACATACTCTACCCTAGTTTACAAGAAAATATGAAATTTAGCACCATAGGAACAGAGCTGCTGCGCAGGATGGGCTTCATTGGTTCGGGTGACCCTGTCAGCTCGATTATTCCTCGTGCAAATACGCCTTCGGCTAACCAGGAGCTAGTCGACGACTTCATGGACGCTAGCCGCGTGGCTAATCCAGATACCTGGATGAAGTACGCGACTATCATGAAGCGTCCCTCATCCATGGATCAAGTGCTTGATCTTTGGGAGGAAATGGGCACCTGGGACTTGATGGCTGCTGCTCTTACCGAGCTTGTTGAGGAAGCTACTCAACGTGATCCTATAAACCCAGGAACACTTTGGTTTGAGTGCAACGACGCCCAGTTTGAGGATGACCTCAATGAAATGCTAGATTTGATTGGCGTTGAGGACATTCTCAACTCTCAAGTCTGGTATCTAGCTGCTCTTGGAAACCATTATGAGAAGATTGAGTATGCCCAAGGTGAGGGCGTGCTAGGTCTTCACTTCATTCATCCAAAGCTTGTTCGTCGTTACTGGCTTGAAAAGAATCGCCAGTGTATTGGTTTCAAATGGTCTGACAGAAAACCTAGAGCCAGCGATATTTTCGTCGCTGCCGATGGTGTGACTGAGATTCCTCGTGCGGCCATTGCCAGTTCACAAGGACGAGCTGAGGATCTCTGGTATCCGTGGGACATACTTCACATGCGTCGTATGTTTCGCATGCGCTCGTCTGAGTATGGCGAAGCTATCTATGATGAAGCTCAAGGCATCTACAAGAAACTACGCATGGCCGTGGACCAGATGGTTGTCCACAGAGCCCAGGTTCAGCCTGATCGTTATGTAATCAACATCGACGTTCAGGAACAAGCCCCTGCTGACCAGATGCGTACAGTACAGCGGTGGAAGCAGATGCTTCGTTCAAAGCAATCATTTGGTGCTGGTGCCACAGACAACCTGGCGGCTCCCACTGATTTTAAGAGCTTCTACAACCCATGGGCCCTTGATTCTGTCTTGTGGGTGGCCATGCCCAAAGGTTTTCAACACACTATCTCGAAACTGGCCGGTACTGCAAATGTGCCAGACGTCTATGACATTGAGTTGTTGACTGATCTCTTCTACTCAATCCTTGGCATGCCCAAGAGCTGGTTTGGTATTGGTGAATCCGGCGGACAGAACGCTCCATCAGGCAAGTCTTTGCTGGCTCAAGACATTCGCTTCCTCCGTAAGGTTCGTTCGATTCGCAAGCCAATCCTATCACAGTACACCTGGTTGGGTAATTTCCACGCGATCCTTAAAGGCAAGACCAATCTAGACTCGTTGAACATTCAGGCCAAGATGGCTGACATCGGTGGCCTTGAGGACCAGATGAAGCTAGACTTGTTGTCAACACAGGCCGACATTCTTGGAAAGTTGGCTGACGTAATGGCCGCATACAACCTACCAAAGGAAGCCTGGATTGAGTTGATCTTCAAGCGCTATCTTCGTCTGCCTGACAATGTAGTCAATGTCTTTATGACTGCCTTGCCAGCCCCAGTCGAGGCTCCAGCCTTTGAATCTAAGGGAAAGGCCGATGACTTGAAGAGAATCTTCGAGACCATTCGTTCCAGACTTGATCCTGAAAAGACTCAGATCATGATGAAGATCAAGGCTGCTGTGGAATCATCTAGCATCGACAATCATGTGAAGAAGAAATATCGTGGAGTGCCAGATGTGCTGTCTCTTCCTCAAATCAGAGCAGGTGACAGCATCATTGTGGGTGACAGCGCTCGTATGGTTGCTGGCAATGACTTCAAAGTGGACAAGTCAGCTTTGACAGGACCAATGAGAACTCTTAATGAGAATCAGCAGAAGCCTGTGGTACAAAAGCTGGTGATCAATGAGTCCACAGAACCCAAGCCAAAGACTGAGGAGAAGTCGCAAGGACCAGCTCCAGTTTTCGAGTCTAATGAGACTGACAACACAGCTTGGCGCAAGTACACTCGACTCCATAAATGACAACATCGACAGCCCATACCTTAAAGGGTCAGACGGTCACTGTTTCTGTTACTCTAACAGAGACTGATCCAGCTCTTACGTATTTGGCTGGAACGATAGATTGGGGAGATGGCACAACGACAGCCATACCCAGATCACTTAAAGTCAGCAATGAGTACTCTAGCTCATACACTCACACGTATGTCAACAAGGGTTTCTACGTAATAAAGGTTTCTGGCAGGAATTACAAGTCACCTCAGCCACAAACAGACCTTAACATCATCTATTTGGATGTGGGTGCAGCACCCATAATCACTGTCAACAGAGGGTTTCTAAGAGGTCCAGTGTTGCCTGACAACTCCTCAGTGGGTGACTGGGTGTTAAATGGCGGATCAGATGTTCAAGTTATCATATCTGATTTAAGGAACCTCTTACTCACACAGAAGGGTGAGCGCCTCATGAATCCTGACTTTGGAACTCAAATAAACAAGTTGGTATTTGAGCCAGACACATCAGTTCTAGAGGCCCAAGTTCAACAGGAGGTTACTCAAGCAATTGCAAAGTTTGAACCCAGGGTCAACATTCTTTCGGTCTCAACTGAGAGGCTGCCCAATGACAGACAGGTCAATGTTGCAATCCAGTTTCAAGCACTAAATCAGTTTCTCACTCTTGGTCTCAACTACTCATGACCAAAAAGCCAAAGTCAATCACCAAGTCAAAGATTATTCGACGTTTAATGACGGATTGCGAGTTGTCGTACGTTGATGCCAATAAAGTCCATGACTGTCTTGTTAGTACTATCGAAGAGGCTGTGATCAATCTAAACAAGATAAGTCTGGGTCATGTGGGCTCAATTACTCCCAAAGTAATTAAAGGAAAGTCTGTTTCGATGAATTTCAAAAGATCCAAGAAAGGAGTTGAGAAAGTACAACGATACTTTTTCTTGGACGAGAGAGTCAGATTCCATCTTAAGCTCTATAAGTCTTTTGCTGATAGGGTCGAATTCAATTACAACCCATGATTACTCCACTTATACTTCCAAAAGCCGCTGGTCTAGATTATGGCAACGGTGATGTAAGACACCTTACATCCACTGACGCAAACTCGGCCTCGACCATATCCTATGCCACACGTAATCTGGCTGAGAGAGACAATATCCTGGCTCGGGTAATAAACTCTATCATCTCAGAGGTCAATAATAAGGAGCAAATCATTGACTTGCAGGTGCCACGAATCTCATTGGCTGCATCGCAGTCAATCGTGGTTCTCAACTACAGAATTCCTAGTGGTTTTGAGGCCAGAGTGTTGAATGCTGTAGTGTCTTCAACACCTAGCAATCTGGTTCGACTGGAAGTATTGTGGTCCTCAGTTTATGGTGCTACGACAGGCACCTCTATTACCTCAACTCTTTCTGAGGTAAGTGGCCAAACTGTTTTCTATGGTGAAGGTGAGTTCATTGTAAAAGTCACCAATATTGGTAGCTCAACTGCAGCTGTTTGTGGCGATGTTCAAATCACCATGAGACCTGTGGCTGAGGTACAAGGTTCATTGCTGGTTCCAACACTCGTTACGCCTATCAGTGGTGGTTCTGGAGCGGGTGAATCTGGTTATTCGGGCTTTTCAGGAGTATCTGGTTTCAGTGGAACAAGAGGCGCATCAGGTTTCAGTGGCTTTTCTGGTGAGACGGGCACAGATGCATTCACAACCACGAGTGCATTGTTTATTATGCCCTCACCTTCTTCGAATGTTACTGTTTCAGTAGCGGATACTAGCTGGATAGTGGCTGGCCAAGTGGTCTATGTTCAGACTGCTGGTTATTTCGTAGTCGCCAGCATTACTAATTCCACAACTGTCGTCCTGACTAACACAGGTTATGCTGGCAATGCAGCAGCGGCAACCAACATTACCTCTGGTAAGAAAGTAGGTCCAGCTGGCATTAGTGGAGCGTCTGGAGCATCTGCTTCTTCTAACACAATTACCACTGGTACCACAACAATCTCAACCAATTACACTGGAACAACCACCGCCGGATCTGGAAGTTATTTGGCTGTGACTAACGGCGCTAATAGCTATGTGGTGGCCACAACTACCTTGACAATTGGTGCCAACACATTTACTATAGTACAAGGTCAACTTTTGGTGATGCTGCAAAGTGGTGATTTGACTCTTACACTATCATCGCCATTTACTACATCTAATACCTTTACGACTGTAACGGTGGATGATGCATTTCAGGCCAGTGGACAAACGTTCAAAACAATAGTGTCTTCCTCTCAGCTAAAGATAACACTCCCTGCTGGATACACTGCTGACACTCGTGTGTCGATATCATTTATTGGTGTTGTTGTCACCTAGTTCACTCTGCACGTACTTATCAGGACAGTCTGGCCAATACTTTACAAAGCACTCTTTGATGAGTGCTCTATAACACTTAAATCTCTGAGTCATTGTCATGCTCGTGTTTAACATGGCAATGACTTTTTCTTTTATTGGATTCAAGTCAGCTGACTTTTCTAACATTCTACGAACAAGTTCACGGCCTAGTGGTCCACGGTAAATGGCTGTTTCACGTGGATCGTGTTTGTATGACCATGTCTTGAATCTGAAGAGTCGATTAAGCTCTAAAGGTGTCCATGGGTGATCTAGGGCTGACACAATCCAAGACCCCGTCTGGTCTTCTAAATAAACAGTGCACTCTCCAGAGTAACGTATTCCACCACCTATGGCGCTATTATCAATTTTCAGACGAATTTTTCCAATATTTATTTTTCCACATGTATCACCAGAGATAAAAGACAATACTAAGGATGCAGTTTGGGCTGAAACATCACTCGGATAGTTTGGCGTGGTGAAGTTTACATCACCCGAAGTTTTGGTAGTTGACCCAGGTGTTCCATCAGCATTTTTATATGTCCATGTGGCCGTTGTTGGTTGGAAAGTGTGTCCACCACTTGGAAATGCTGCATACTTAATTCCATTCTGATAAAAGAAGGAAAAATTCATGCTAGTCCAGCCGGTAGAAAGATACACTTCCCATGTAACCACTGTCGACTGAGTGGCTTCAAAATCGCATGTTACTCCAACATTTGGTTGAGCTTGACCCTCTGGGGCCAAACTAAAAGCTTCTGTATTAAGCTGTGTTGTTATTGTTGGAAGTCGTGGAACGCCATAAGGCGAAAGACTTGCTGGAATTCTGTAGATTATTCCGCCTGACCTTATCTGTAAAGTGACAGTTCCAACCTTATTGCCATATCGCGTGGGAACTGAATCATCATACGGCGTTGGAGCATTGTCAAACACGGGCTCATTTAGTACTGTGACACCCAAATGTGATAGGTCAATGGGCAGCGCCTCGTGATTTTTAAGATTCTGAAGAAGCTTATCAACACTGCTACTCAGAGTGTCTGTGGCTCTCTCTGTGACTAGATTTGATGAGTTCATGGCACGATCTGTGAAGGAACGTAGTAAAGTACGTTGTCAACTTTTATCACACTCACTCTTCCATTTGAGCCTGGCCAGGATTGACCCGCACTATCTTTGTAGGATGTTGCTGGGTTTGTTATGGCATGCCCCAAATGTGTTTGGCCATGTGTCTGCTCAGCGTGAGTTTCTAACAAATCTCTAATCTGGTTGATTCTCTCCTGCTGTGTGGCGAGTTCAGCCGAAGTTATGATTCGTGTGTTCATGGATTATAGACCACCGAAATAAAACCAGTTGATGATATAATAGTCACCCCAAATCGGTATGTGACTCCGTTGACAACGACAGAATATGCTCTGTCAACATCTTCAAAAGGTTGAATAGAAAGTTGAGTTACAATGGCTGTCTTGGCATCTGACGTCAGGTCACTGTTCTGTACGTCCAAGATTACAGCGGCCATGCCGGCCTCCATCTCATCTTGGTTAGTAAATAGAATGCCTTGAAAGCTGAAAGTATTAGACGCAGACTGGTATGACTCAAATGGGTCCAGACCTGTTGGAACAAGTGTTCCATATGTTATGCCAGCTGGAAGGTTAAAGACTAAGCCAGCGCCAATGGTATCTTGTTGGTTTACTATCCTTATTGAGTATGTACCAGCGTTAAGATACACTGTCTTTTGGTTTGATACCACTCCATTTTGTGTCCATACACCAAACCCGTGTTCCCAACCATTCCAACCATCTGCCCATGAGTTGTCTATGATAAGATTTCCATCAATGTACAACCAAGATGCATCATCTGAGTTTAAGTAGAAATTGTAATTTCCTGATGTCTCTACAATGATATCACCTGTGATAAGAGCGATGTATGGAACTCCACCAATAGGAAGCCATGAGTAGCCAAAATTGGCTTCAGACACTGAAAAGGTTTTTCTGAGGTCAATGAAGCTGGCCTGTGGGTTGACATGAATTCCAGGGCCATCACCAGCTGTCGCAAATTCATGCGCATAGTATCTTCCAGCTATTCTCTTTGTCGTGTCTGGTCTGTAGCCAAGTGATGGGTTACTTGGATTGATATACATGTTAGATATCAATCCATAGATTCTAACAAGAAGATTAGCTGTTGTGGGTATGAACTGTGGGTTCTGTGCCACAGGCAGATACACTTTTTGAGGGGTACCAGTATTAGCTTGGGCCCCTCCAATAACCAAACTGAACGGACTCAGACTATTACCACCTGAGTCTGCAAATAGATAGGACACAACACCTTCATCGTCATGAGCATCAATTCCTTTTGCTGCATGACGAGCGAGGGTGTTGTTTATTGCATTAACTTGAATTTGGCCCGATGAGGCCTGAGAGTCCGTCAGTAGTGGCGTATTCATTATCTAGTGGGTGGCTCTGGAAGCTCTTCTTCCTCCTCAGTGGCAGCCACACCCAATCTGTCAGCCAATGTCTCCTCGTCCTTGGCGATCTCTTCCTCTTCTTGCCCAGGAGCTGGTTCAAGAAGCATTGGACTAAGAGCATCATCAGCCTCAGACTTGGCCATATTTGGGTTGTCAGACGTGCCTTCCTTCTTGTCACCTTCTTGGCCCGGTTCTGGCATCTTTTCCAAGTACCAGTTGAATCCTTCGAGCATTTCATCGGCCTCTGGTCCCATGCCTGGGCTCTTTTGAAGGGCGTTACGAAGCACTAGGATCTCTCCGTAGGTTAACTCAGCACTATAGGTGTTGAACTGTCCAGCTTGTTTCTTTAGTTTCATGCAGCATTAACTACAGTTCTTGTCCTTATGAAAGAATTCCTAGGCAAGGTCAGGGATGGGGACTTTAGTCTGGATGACCCAGAGTTTTTGGACCAAGCTTTCAAGCATAGAAGATTTCTACGCATTGAGGGCACCCTAAGTGAGATAACATCAGTTCAAGACATCACTGAAGAGAACCAGATAAAGGAAGTAAGACTATCCAGCCGTGGATACAAGATGGTTGGCCGTAGAAAACTTTTTCGATGAACATCATAACGTTTCACAAGCACGTTGAGCTTCATTTTAACAAGAGCTCAGGCCAGTCAGTGTTCAAAGGTCTTCCTGGACTAAACTACATCTTTGGCCGCGCTCAACTTGTAAAACTGGCTGGAAGTCAAGAATTTAACTCTTCCATCCTCAAACAATCACTTCTAGAACCTCGTCTAGCTAATTTTGTAGCCAGAGAAGGTGAAGGCGGCACAGTCCTAGTTTACAACGGGTGTGGTGGGTATGGTGACCAGATAATGACCTGGCCACTTACACTGATATTGCACAACATGGGCTACAAAGTTCATGTGCTTGTAGACCCGGGTAATGCGGAATGCTGGTCCAACTTTCCATGGATTCAATCTGTAAATGTGTTGCCGATTGATCTCTCCATCTTCAATCTGTTCGATCACCACATCATGATGGAAGTTGTGGCCAATCTAGATGAGCATTCGCCACAACTTCACCCGCTAGACTCAATGCTATTCAAAATTGGAATTGACCCTAGTAAGGTTGATCCTGGCCTTAAGTCTGTTGCTCCAAATTTTACCCTGGACGAGACGGCCTTGGCGGATAAAGTTGTTGGAAACATGCCTATCGGCATATTTCAACTTTCAGCTGCATCACGTGTTAGATCTCTCACGCCAGACGAATCGGTGAGCCTGTTGCTTCATGTTGCAAAGTCTTTTCCAAACTTAGTTTGGTATGCCATCTATGATGGCATTGGTCATACTCATGTCTTCAATGACATGCTTAAAGATCATCCTATAAATGTTGTGCCATATGTTGCACCGAACTTGAGAGTTTTGTGGGCAATGATTCAAAAAGCCAGAATTTGTGTTGCACCTGATAGTATGGTTGTCCACATTGCCGGGTCCATGGGTGTTCCATGCGTTGGGCTTTGGGGACCAGTAAGGCCTGGTACTCGAGTGAGTTACTATCATCACCACTACTCCATCTTCAAACAAGACGCCTGTCATATGGCACCATGCCATGCTTATACGTCATCTTTTCCACGGTATTGTCCAACAGCTCAGATGCCGCAATGTGCTGTTTTGTCCGCAATATCTTTCAATGAAGTTGTCGATAAAATTAGGTGTGTACAAGACACCGTAACCAAATAAAGGGGCGTCCCGCGGAGTAGATATGTCAAGCATAGATGTAAACTTCCTGAGAGATGGCAACCCAGGAGTATTCGATGAGGTTGTCACACGCAATGGCTATGGAATCCAGAAAGGTTGTTTCAAGGGTCAATTAGTCATTGACTTTGGAGCCCACATTGGAACCTTTGCCTACATGGCTCACTCATTGGGTGAGGCTGAAAGGGTTGTCTGTGTGGAACCCAACCCTAGAAACTATGAACGTCTTGAGAGATGTTTTGGTGGTCATCACCAATTCTTTCTTGAAAATAGGGCCGCAAGTCGTGATTACACCCCTGTGAGAATCAGTGATTCTGACAATGTTTCAACGACTGGTTCTGTTGGCCATCTTGTGAACAGTGTGCCACTTCAGGAATTTGTCCACCGATTTGCTGAGTACAGAGGAAAAGCCACACTCAAGTGTGACATCGAAGGTGGTGAGTATGATGTGCTATGGACCTGTCATAGAAAAGAAGTCACGTTCTTCAACACCATACTGCTTGAAACCCATGACTCTGTTGAAAGACACTTAGCCATGAATGAGTACCTCAAGCTTTTTGGCTACAAGATTTCTAGTCAACATCAGATGTTCAAATGGGACGTGTTGCCAGATGGTAGTACCACGAACTGGCAACCACTCAATGCTTGGGTGTCTCGATTCGATCTATGATTTTCCTTCGCGAAACAGCTATCTATCTCCACATTGAAGGTGATGCCAAAGAGCTGTCAGCTCTTATTGACGAGACAAAAATAAGGCCACCAAACTATTGGCGTGCAGACTCATACCAGCTTTACAAGATGACTGGTGGTGAGAAAGGCTGGGACGGTTACATGCGTCTGATTGAACGTTCAGCCGCTCAAGCTGGTAAAGCTCTTCGTGGACTTCAGGACTCCATACTTGAAGCCTGCAAGAAGCTAAACATCGAAGTCAACAAGGACAAGCTGATCAAGAGTCCATTTCATGGTTTGGTTGTTGATGACATTCCTGATGATCTTCTTGTTGCAGACTTTGATCTTGATGGCAACCAGAAGTCATGCATTGCATCCTGGTTGAATCACGCCCATGGCGTGCATAAAGTCACTGTCAGTGGTGGTAAGACAGCCATGTTTTGTGCTGCGGCTGCCATGATCAAGAGAAGGTTTCCTGAGTCAAGATTCCTCTATCTTACACCTACAGAACGACTCATCAACCAAGTTTATCGTGAGTCACGAAAGTTTCTTCCTGACTGGGACATCACTCAGTTTGGTGGTGGCAAGAAAAATTGTGAAGGCAAAGACATGGTTGTGGCGACTGCAGCTTGTATGCACGCCAACTACGATGAGTTGACCTATGAGAAGTGGTTCAGGACTTTCATGACAGTGCTTGTGGATGAGAGTCACCATTCTTCTAGTGAGAGTTGGCAACGCATCCTTCTTTCAACTCCAGCCTTCTTTAGGCTAGGTGCCTCAGACACCACTCGTGAGGATGATGTGGTGTCTTTTTCAAGGATCCATGGACTTGTGGGTCCTATCAGGAATCGCGTTGAGGTTGACCCACTGATTCGTGTGGGTCGTGTGGCCAAACCCACCATCTATATCGTTGACAACCTAAATTGGAAAGACAGGTTTGCTCATCTGCCTCATACAGCCAGACCTGAAAGTCCAGCTTGGGCGTTAATTGACAACGAGTGGAAGAAAGCCAAGTACATTGGTCCAGTCTTTGAGAAAGCTGAACCAAACAAGAGCACTGGCAACTACAGACAGGGTGAGGAGGACGGTTATGCGAGAAACAAGAAAGGTGAGCTGATACCAACTCAAAATATGCATCACATCCAAGTGGATGACGATGATATTGAGATTGAATCTCGTTGGTGTTTGCTTGAACGTACCAATGACTTGGGCATCATTCAGTTCAAGGAACGAAACAACTTGATAGCTGAATGGGCCAAGCATTTCTCTGACCAAGGACACCCAACACTTGTTGTTGCCACGCGGACTTTGCACATCCTTATCTTGCAAGCCTGCATCTCCAAAGTAGTGGATCCAAGTCTTGTAAAGATCCTTTTCTCAACCCATGATTCAACTGAAAGAGATGAGACTTTTGAATGGCTCAAGAAAACGCCTGGAGCTGTCCTGATCACGCCTCTTGTCAAGGAGGGTGTGAGTATCAACGAGATCCGTGGTGGCATCGTGGCTGACCATGTGGTTTCTCACGAGCTAATGTCTCAGATCATTGGTCGCTTCATTCGCCAGAAGAAGACTGGCAAGAATGAATGTGAGATCGTGATGTTTATCGACAGACAACACCCACGACTGAAAAAGAATGGTCTAGCCCTGTTGGAAAAGCTAGAGAAGATTCGTGGATATGAGTATGTGTTCCCAGTCTTGGGACCAGACACGAAGAGTAAAGGCACTCGTTATGAGTGCCTATTTTAGAGATCCAGCCAGTCTAGCCAACCATTCATAGTCCACTCTGTCCTGGCCTCTGGGAATCTCTTCAAGTACAAGTCTTTTAGGCTGGACTTGGCAATCTTCTCTTCAGCCTCTGGCCAGCGTGCTTTCAAGGCCTTTGTTGCATACGTGTAAGCCTGGGCTGGATTTTCAGCCAGAGCACTGAGTACCCTTGGGTTACTCGTCTTTTTGCCATTCAGCGCAGACTTGATTTCTCGGTCCTGCGCTGCTTTCATCATCAGGTCATATCCACCCACACGGTGTTGTGATGATATTTCGCCAGGAGGTTGCTCATAGATGTCAGCATGTGTGGCATCCTGTTTGTGAGCCCAACCAGAAACCCATCGGCCTCTGTACTTGTCTCGAGCATATCTGTTTTGTCCAGATTTGTCTCTGTAGACAATTCTCGCTTTAGTGCCTTGATTCTTTAAGAATCGCATCACTGCTGGCACATCCTCAACAGGGACACGTCCTAACCACGAGGGTGTTCTGTGGGTTCCCTGGACATTCTTGGGCTTGGCCTCACAGACGAATGATACAATGAAATCAATGGTGCTCATACACCCAAAATCTTTGAGATGTCTCGCGTGGCTTTAGTTCCAATCTTGGATAGCTCTTTCTTGTCATCGTCTGTGTCCATGGGACGATTGCGATTGTTCATCGCTGAGGGAGGAGCATAATCACCTTTTTCTAGGCGACCTAGAATGCGATTGGCAATACGTGACAGATAGTTCTCAAAGTCTTGTGTCGCACGACCCACTTGAATCTGCCAAGATTGTGGACCCATGGCATTCTGCAAACCATTATCAGGCCGTAGCGTCTCTGCTTTGGCCTTGAATGATTGCACCACAGGTGCGAGTTGTTTCTTTGAGATAGGCATGTTAGCCAATGATTCGATTCACCACGCCTGTCTTCTTAGACTCCTTGATGTTTCTGGAGTCACGCAGACGCATGATGACGTCATCCACTGGGTCGCCAATAGCAAAAGCTCCGGCGATCAGCTCACGCAAGTGACCAAAGGAAAGTCCCTCAGTCTTCTTGGCCATGTCTTGAATCTGTGAGTCCTCAGCAAGGCCCTTGAGCTTGTGGCTGAGGTACTTCAGACGGTGTTCAAACTTGGGTGGACCCACATAGATCCGTTTGTCAAAACGGCCAGGACGTTGTAGTCTTGGTGATAGACGATCGATGTAGTTTGTCGTGGCTAGATAGCAGACACGATCAACTTTAAGATCACCGTCCATGAGTCTAAGCAGAGTACGCTCGTCATAGGAGGCCAGCTCATCAGCCTCCTCAAACGTAACCACAATACGACGTTCAGGTTCAATCTGCCGGACAGCACCCAGAGCGCTGGAAATTTGATCTGGAGAGTTAGCCATCAGCACGATATCTCCATTCTTGGCCATGGCCTCACCAACTTGCTGAAGAGCCAAGCTCTTGCCAGATCCAGGGGGACCATAGAGAATGATGCCACGTGACTGCATCAATCCCAACTTCTTGTAGTGCTCCTTACGCTCCCAGAATGTGGCAATCTCGTTGACAGCCTTGTGCATGGGTGAATCCTCAAACACCATCATCTCATCAGTGTTTGGTTGGATTTGCTCCAGGAACATGCCACTCATATCATGGCCAATCTTGTAAGCGCCAGGTGTGAGACGGTCTGTCAAGGTAGCATCACCCACAGGGCGGAATTGTGGGCCAGACACTGTATACTTGAAAAAGCTCTTGGGAACTTCCTTCACACTCTTGGGTGTGGCGATGCGAGGTTGGTCATCAATGTCGTAGGATCCCTCTGATTCGCCTAGAATTCTCAGCGATGTAGTCTTTCGCATGGCCTAACTACTCGCGTAAGTATCTTGTGCTGACGACTGAGCAGATTCAATACGCCGTCGATAAAAAGACGTACCAGTTTCAATTTTGGAAGTTGGTGTGGACAAGCCCACAGACACACGTTTTCCAAAGTGATGACAACTTTGGCCTGCAGCATGTTATCATCACTCTGACAAACAACAGATTTGCCAGAGTCCAAATTGATCTGGGTTATACCACATCGTCTTGGTACGATTGTACTTTGGAAGATGTTCAAAATATGGCCACATATTTTTTCCAAAAGTGGGGTCCAGATCCAGGGTCAGTGTGGCAGGGCACAGCCACACTCAGCGGGACTTATGGCCCTATTGGAACATATGTGGAGATTGTTGGTCGTTTGCTATTGAACGCAACATTTATGTTTGGTGAAACACCAATAATTCCAGAAACCTTGACAGATTCATTTGCAGCATTTCTGGTCCCATCGGTGCCAGATGGAAATTACATAGTGACTGTAAGTGGTACAAATATTGGCACATTTGGTGTTAGAGAGCCCAATGACACACCTCTTATCACCTACGTTGTTCAGTCAGATTCTCTCTATGTGACTATAGTGGGTGATGGTTTCCATTCTAATCAGACGACAGTTGTTATGTTTGGTGTTACATATAGTGTCAATGTCATAAAACCCACTGAGTGTAACTTCCTTGCAAATGTAGTCATGGGTCCTTTTGTGTTGACTACCCCTCATGGGTCAGTCTCCTATCCCTAACCAGTAGTTACCTTGCTATGCCAGCCAAAGGCAAAAAATTCTCAAAGAGCTACACAGACTCTAAGACAGGCAGAATGTCTGAGCAGAAAGAAGTGGCATTGTCGTGGCAAGAAGAGTGTGAAGGAGCACATTGATGACGTCATCAATGACATGCTAGCCGTCTCTTTTCAAACTGAACCCAAGTCTAACAAGGTAAATCTAGGAGAACCTCATGAACTTGCTCCGCAAGATAATCGCAGCGCTCAAATTGGCCGTTCAATTATACAGCTTGCCCAAGAACTTGTTGATCTTCACTCTCAAGAGGGTGAAGACATTGATCTTGAGTTTGAAGAAGTAACTGTCTGATTTATGCCATTTGAGTACCATGCCAGAGTTAGACAAGTGGTGGATGGTGACACCATTGTTGTAGATATCGACTTGGGCTTTGATGTGGTCCTAGCTAACCAAAAGGTTAGATTCAATGGCATTGACACGCCTGAGAGTCGTACTGCTGACAAGGTTGAAAAGGTATTTGGTCTTCACAGCAAGGATTTTGTCAAAGGATTTGTTGATAAATGCCAAAACCAGGTGATAGTTCGCACCTATCTGAGTGATTCCACTGAGAAATTTGGCCGAATCCTGGGTGACATACTAAATCCCAACGACACCAGTAAGTCTCTTAATGACATCATGATTGAGAGTGGACTTGCGGTAAAATACTTGGGTGAGAACAAGGCCCTGGTATCAGAAGCTCATCTCAAAAACAGAAAACGCCTGATTGACTCAGGCGCTGTAAAGATGACATACAAAGAAGCTGGAGTTTCCTAGTCTTTGAAGCCTCTGGCTTTTCTCTCTTTGTAGATTAAGTTGTCTCTTCTTCCTGCCTCTGAGTTGATTCTCGTCAACTCATCTGTCTGGTATTTGAACCATTCATGCTTGATTGGTTGCTTGTTCACATGGGCTAGCTTACCCATGCTGCTCAGTATCTCTGTCTGCTCACAGTCACAACATTCTGATTCGTAGACTGGATTGTAGATCCAACCAAAGTACCTGTAGCATTCATTGGTCATCACTGGCAGTGTGATAAGATCACGCCAGTGATCTCCTAAACGTGGATCATCATTGTAATTGATCATCCACGCCCATGGGTTTTCTTTGATGTCTTCTCTGATCTGAGCATCCCAACCCTGATGAGGAATCATATCATCAGCCACTGCCACAAGAATGTCCCACCCATCCGGTGAGATACCATGATTTATGGCTGCAATTTTCCCCTTGGGTGGTGTCACTGTCAGCCCAATTCTTTTTGGATTGCTTCTAGACCCGTAGTCTCTTGATAGATCCTTCGGCCAGGAATCATCCTCATCGACTGTTACTAGAAAATCAACCTTGTCAAGATCCTCACAAGTAAAGATGTAGTTTTGGAAGTTTTCCTTAAACTGATTCCACCTGTGCTTTGTGGGATATTTGACTAGTATTCTCATACTGCCACTTCAGCCTTAATTGTTGGGTGGCTGCTGTAACCAACCAGCTGAATGTCATCAAAATTGAAACTGAAAAGGTCTGTCTTTGCAAGATTCAACGTGACATACGGAGATGTGAATGGAGCCCGTGTCAACTGTAGCTTGGCCTGGTCTATGTGGTTTTGGTATAGATGGAGGTCACCATAGGTGTGGATAAACTCACCAGGCACCATGTCCACACAGTGTGCCATCATCTGAAGGAGCAGAGCGTAGCTGGCGATATTGAATGGCACACCCAGGAAGAGATCACAGCTGCGCTGGTACAGCAAGCAGTTGAGCTTGCGTCGACCATCTGAGAGCACCTCTGTGTTGAAGTGAAACAGCACATGGCATGGTGGCAGGGCACAGTGATCCACCCAGTAGGGATGCCAAGCTGAGACGATCATGCGTCTATCATCTGGATTGGTCTTGAGTTTGCCAACCACCTTCTTCAGCTGGTCAACGGTGTCAAGAGCATCAAATCCATTGGCTGATGCGATGGTCTCGTAGTCGTTGTAGAAGGGAAAAGCCCGCCACATGCCACCGTAGGTGCCCATGCCTAGGTCACCCCAACGATTCGCAAAGTCTGAGGAATTTTTGATTTCCTTGACAAAGTTAGGCTGAGAAAGTTTTTGCACTGGTACCTTGATCAAGGTACCAGCTCTTCCCTCAATATCAAACTCAGGGGTTTTTAAGTAACGCTGGTAGGCCCAGTCATCCCAGATGTGGACGTCATTATCCACCAGGTACTTGATGTTGGTGCTGCCACTGATGAACCAGAGCAGCTCATGAATGATGCCTTTGAAAAAGACCTTCTTGGTGGTCAGCAAGGGAAATCCCTCAGCCAAATCAAACCTGGCTTGGGCTCCAAAGACACCAATGGTGTCCACGCCTGTCCGATTTTTCTTGGGCTTTCCCTCCTGTAGGACCTTCCTAAGGAGACCCAAGTAGGTCTCGTCATGGATCATTGGTTAACAACAAGGATGTAGGAGTTCTTCAGTACATCACCCCACAGGAGCAGTGATCCGCTTTTCCCCTCACTGATGACATCAAGATTCACAGCAGTGGCCTGGGCCATGAAGTCACGAATCTTTGCTACGTCTGTGTCAGGATCTGTCTTGATTTCGAAGGCCTTACCGTTTGGCAGATAGATGACATGCTTTGGCATAGGTTACCTAGAACCTATGTGGGGTCACAGCCCAAGAATTTTGTCGATTGACTGGGAAACTTTGCTGTCCAACAGGTTAGCTCCAGTCATCAGTCTCACAAACTTGTCCTCGTAGCTGGTTCCCTCAACGTAGGGCCAGAACTGGTCGATGGCCTTACCTTTCTCCACACATTTGTCATAGGCAACCTTGGCCATGACCTCCCTCATGGGAACCTCAATGCCATACTGCTCAGTGAAGAGTCTCATGAGTGTCTCAACATCAAGATCGTCCATGGGGTCGATCTCCATCTCATGGGCCATCCAGTGGTCAAAGCTGTCCGGATCATAGGCCTCTCCCCAGCGGTCATTACGGTATCTGGCCTTGAGCTCTTGGGTTGTGGATGCATACTCACCAGGCCCGGTCACTCTCACATAGACACTGGCAGGTGAATCACCCGCAGGACCATAATTCATACCAGAACCCACGACTGGGTACATGGACATGTCCTCTCTGGTGTCACCCGTTACTTTAGGCATGATTTTTCCCGTGATCATGCCATCTGGCAGCAAACCACCAATGTTCACATACTGATTGAAGACTGTGAATGAGGGACCCATGGACCACAAAAATTCAGCTATGAGCGGTGGTTTAGGGTTGACTTTGACAGAGAAATTGTCAAAGGCAGCCATGACTGACACAGGGTTGCCAGAGCCAGCCATCATGCCAACCTCGACGCCATATCTTCCACCCAATTCACGGGATCTTACTGCCCAATCGGATCGTGTGCTCATTTGTAGCTCCTCATGACTAGGTTAACTAACTCTGGTTCGTTGGGCAGCACGCCTTTGTCAATCATCTCCTTGACACACCAATCCGCCATCTCTACCATCACATCCTCTGGAAGGGCATGGTTTTCAAATTGAGTGTAGCCTTCCTCCTCTAACTTCTGAGTGGCCACAACGATAAATTCATCAATCAGGTCCTGTGAGAAATCCTTGTAGCTTGGAAACAAGTATGCATTTGGCAGGTTTGATGCCAGACGGTCAATGTATGCGGATGCGCCCACTGGGTATCTCACTTCTTTCCGCTCAAAGTAAGAAGTGATATCTTCCTTGCTCTTAATATGGCGATCACGCATCGCACGATAGAGAGCCTTCTCAAAAAGCTCATCTTTTCTCAGCTTCTTAAACCCCAGCAGGGGGTCCTCCTTGAAGGGATCCCAGCCATGGATAAGATCCTCTGGCGTGATGTTCATCTGTACAGCACCTCCATGGCGTCCAGGTCATCCAGGCGATGATAGGAGATCCACCCATTGACATAACCTTCAAGGTGCCTTCTGATTTGACCCCAAAGATCCTTGCCACCACTGTCTGCCTTCCAACCCATCTCATTCAAGTTGAAACCGTGTGATTGAAGCTCGTCCCTTACTCGTCTGTAGATCGATGATTTGATAAGAGCCTTGGAACCAGTGCTGCGTTCCTCGATGGGGTAGTAGATGGCCAGAGCTGGGTACATGGCCTCGTCATAGTTGGACCTCTCGTCAAGGTCATCAGTCCACTGCTCCTCGTCCTTCCAGTTGGCCTTGAACTTCTCCAAGTTGTCAAGACCCACTATCTCCTTGAGCATGGCATCCAGGTCCAAGCCAAGAAAGATCCTCCAAGCTTTGGCATACTTCTCCTTGGTGCTCATCATGACAGTTCCACGAAGGATGTCCTCAATGGAGTCACCAGATTCAGAGTCAAGAATGGCGTCTACAAAGTTTTTCATGTTATTCGCGGTAACCAGTGCTGGAGATAAAGTCATGCATGTCATCCATGATGATCTCTGAGATTCTCAAGAAGGCTCTGGAGTCCAGGTCATTCATAGTTGGCAGGCCAGCAGCCTCAATCAGTTTGTGAGTGAGGTCATAGGTCTTGATGAAAAAGCGATCCTTTCCAGCTTTGGCCATGCTCTTAAGATCGCTGGGAAGCTTGGATCTGACTATGCGCTCATGCTCCTCAGCCACATCATCCTGGGCCTCCTTCCACAGTCTGGGCATCTGAGTCTTGATATAGCTCCAGATAGTTTTCATCTTTTGCAGAGTCACATCTGGATCCTCAGAGAAAGGATCACCCATGAGGGACAGCTGAACAGAGAGTGGTCCTGGAAGCTCAACCTTGTTTTCACCCAATATGGCATCAACAAAAACTGAGTTACTCCACATTCTGATAGTTTCTGTGGTTGTTGGAGGTATCTTCATTTAAGTTTTTCGTGGGAAGCTAGCTCAGAGAAAAGTTTTGGTTTGGAATCTTTTAGCACAGGCAGACCCATCCTACGCATGGCTTTTTCAACCTCCTCATAGACATGGTATACGATAGCAGAGTCACTGTACCTGTCATAGATAGATGCAGACTTTCCAGATTCCCGGATGATGTAGTCCACAAGGACGTTAGCTGCAGTCTTAAGGATCATCTCCTCTAGCAGGCTCTGTTCCACACGTTGATTTCTGAGGTTGTTGGACACTGGATCCACGATCTGGTCAATCTTTTGGTGGATATCCGGAATGTGGTCTATGACCCAATCCTCAATGAGCTTGTAGCTCTCCTCTGGTCTCTCATTGAAGGGGTCCTCAATGGATAGGATAGCTAGGATCTCATCCACAGGCACCAACTTGACGACAATTGGTTTTCTCTGTTGGACCACACTGTCAATGACTAGTTTAGCTCGGGCTCTCACTATGCTGCTAACTACTTCAGGTGGGAATCTAGACATAAACTTACGCACTTAACGGAGAGTCGGCATGACTCTCCCTATAGTAATATGGACCATATGACCGGGGAGAGCCAGAGCCAGCTGCAGTTAGCAGCAGAAACATCGTTAGCACCGAAGCACTAAGGAGTGAGTGCAAAGTCCAGAGCAGCTCTCCCACTGACGAGCTCTCTAGCACAGCCTGGTACCTTTCATACGGAGTAGTTTGGTTCTTCTCCAGTGGATATGACCACTCAAGCTTGCGAGGTATATGGGAAATTAAAAGCCCAGGACACCCCCGGACCATGGATAGGGGACGTCCTGGGCATGTCAGAAGGTTGCGGGTCGCTGCGTCAAGTGACGGCTGGGAGAGTTGCCGTTGTCAGGTGACAGTTGCGAGAGGCAAAGTTTCGACGTTACCAAGAACTTGTTTCAAAAGATAGTTAACTCGTATGGCAGTTTCTGTACTACCAGAGAATTTTTTCGTTGATCTGTTGCCAACGAAAATCATGGAGCTGGACACCACTGGGGTGTTGCATGCGACATTGTCTGGATTCCAAGATCGATCAGACGACATTCGTGCTTATGTTTCATTCATAAATAAGCTTATTGACCCTTTTGCTGGCTATCCCATTGCTGGAACATGCGTGGCCACAAACTACACAGATGAGTTTGGCCTCAATGTAACACGCACCGTTCTGACATTTGACCTGCAGTCAGATCCAAGCTATCAGGCTTTTGAGGCTGGTAATCTTACCCAGGACGAGGCCAAAGCCTGGATGGGTGAGGTGCTGTCCATTGATCCAACTGTCATTTCTAGTGTCACCACAACCATAGATCCATTCAAGACTGTCTATGAGCCCATGATTGGCTACCTGGCCAAAAACTTGGGTGTGGTGTTTCCTACATCCAATGCAGATGACCCTAGAAACGCTGAGTTGGTGGCCAGCCAATTTTCTAGACTTCCCATCAAGGGAACAGCCAAGTCTATTGAGATTGCAGGTCTTATTGCTGGCTTTGATTCAGTCCACGTCAACCCACTGTGGGGACGTTTGTCGCCAAGAAATCCAGTAGACATTGGTCTTAGTGTAAACAACCAAGATTTTTCAGCGATTACCTTGGTTGAACCCACGATTGTTCCAAGTGAGTTTTACGACCCACTAGACTACCGTGACGGACCATTCTACACTTGGTCAACTCGTCTTAGCCTTCTCAACAGCACTAACTTTGTCTCACAGGCCAACGGGTCAAATCCGTACCTTCGTTGGAAAATTGGTGGTTTGCTCGCCACTAATTTTAGAGGTGTCTATAACACCGCTTCAACCTACAACAAGGGTGATATCGTTGTTTCAACGACTGGACGTAGCTTTCTTGCTCAGACCACCACAACGTCCATACCACCGACTAGCTTTGTAACTGCTAATTTTCTGATGCCAGAGATTGACTCGAGTGTGTCAGTCTCTGTTAGCAACTCCTCTTGGATGACAGTTGGTCAGTCTGTTTCAGTCTATGATGCTGGCACACTAGTTGTAGGTTCGATCAGTGGAACAACGGTAAACCTCATCAATAAGGGAGCAAATAACAATCTTGCCCCTGGAATAACTGTCAATGCTGGCAGTGTTATCGTTTCACAAGATTCTTCCATCTGGCTTGAGATAGAGGCCCCTTCTGCTAGCATCTATACTCTCTCAGGTGGTCTTCCAAATGTTGAGTCCTCAGCTGATCTATCATCCACAATAAAGGTTGAAGGTCTAGCTGAAGGCGAATCCTTCAATGGATTGCAGGTTGTTGTCGAAAATGTCAACAATGTCATCTCAACGATCGAAACCCTGTCAACTGACCCATCGACTGTTGTTGTCACAACACTTCAGCCTCATGGTCTGACCACAGGTTCATATGTTTTCATCAGCAACGTATCACCATTTGATTATGTTGGTCTTTATACTATAACTGTAACGGCGTCTAACAAGTTCACATATAGTCTTCCGTCTAACATTTATGTTGCTGGCGTGGCTGCAGATGGAATCGTACCATACTATAGTAATGGTGATTTTGAAGTCACCATTTTTGATCGGTTGTCAAGCATCAAATATAGGACTAGCTACTACAACTTGGTGTTGACTGTTAATGAGTCAACGATTCAAGCCAGATCTGTTCCAGTAAAGCCTAATCCTGATGTAATAAAAGGTGTCAATGAGGGTTCACTAACTGCTGTACCACCCTACTTTCCATTTAGTGGTACAACCGAGGTTGAAGGAAATACACCCCAAGTCAACACAGCATGGTTAAGTACTCTTGCCGCTGAGACTGATTCCATACTCAATTCTGTAAAACCTGCTACTCGATACGTTCGTAGTTTTAGCACTGGCGTTCTCTACGAGGATCAAGTTGGATATGCTGAGTACGCCAACCAAACTCTTATCTTTAGTGCAACTTCACCACTTTCTGGTACCATAACGGGCCCAATCTATCCGCGCACGGCCAGAGTCACAATTGTACGTACGCCATCTATTACACAGTTTTTTAGAGTAGTGTCTTTTGGTGTTGATTCGCCCACTATCACAATTAGTCCTGAACTATTGTTGACATTCAACGCAATTGTGGGGACTCAATACAGGATTGACTCAAAAGACAGCTTATTCGACCCTTGGTATCCAGCATCACCAGTATTTATTGCCACTTCATCCGTAGTATATTACCAACTTGGAGTCTATGAGGCGGCTGAATTGGTTGGTCAATCAGATGAGAATGACCCAGATCAAGTTTCATTCTCTACAACAGCTACGTTCGGTGTAGTAACTGTAGACCTCAACTACTATTCTGGAGTATTCAGTGGAACACGACCTGCGCAATTTCCTCCTAGCGATTCTGTAATCGCCAATTGGGTTCTCACAGACACCGGCACTATTCGAACTGAACCCACAATTGTACAAAAGCAAGCGGGCACACTTGGATTCTTGCCTAGAGCTGAGGACCAGTTTGGTTATTCGTCTGGCACTGCTGAGTTTGGCAGTCGTCCAACTCAATACCCTGATGTCAACGAGTGGACAAGGCCACTGGAGCGTGAAGTTCTTGACAGAGACCTTGAGATTGTTTACGGAAACGAGGAAAAATTCCCTGGAAAATTCATAGCAAGTGCTGATTCAAACGACGGCGTTACGTACGGCCTCTTCCTTGTTCCTGGAATTTTCCCATACCGTTTTAGGTTCAGCGAGTTAGTGGGCAAAAACCCACTTCAGTCCTTGGCTTACAGTGGAAACAGCTTGTACTATGTGGGAATACGATATGGCCAAGTCATGGCCTGTCCTGAGCGCACATTTTCGCAGTCCATGCAATCTGGACTCAGTGCTTGGATTCCATTTAATGCCCATCCTGATGATAATCTTCAGATTAACTCAGTGTACCCAACTCTGGGTGTCCTAACAACCACTGGTCTTGTTCCTGAGGACAGAGTGTGGAATAACATTCGTGGCTGGATAACCCACTGTCATGGTCTTACATCATCATTGTCTGTAGATCCTCTTCTCGACGAGCTCAGCTTCTCATTTTGGATTGATCCACAAAACAGTGCAACTCTAACAACCATCCTGACTCTGGGACCAATCCAGATCAAGATGGCTAGCACTTCAAGCTTACAGGTTTTCTATGGTGGATCGCTCGAGGCCACCCTGTCCATTTCTGGTTTCTCGTATATCAGTGTATGCCAAAAATCAGGAGCACTTGTTGTAGGTGTTAATGGATCCACAGCCTCATACGCTGTAACGCCCACAACCACGCCTTTCTACGAGTTGACATTCAGCTCTGACTCTAGCAACAGCTATTACATCCAGGATTTCAAGCTGTGGTCTGTCTTTAAGACTTCATCAGAGATTGCTAGCTATTACCAACCAACGATTGTACCAACCACAATTGCTTCACTTCCAACGCCTATTGAGGTTTCTACCACAGGCGATCGTTGGTTCCTCAAGGTATTGTCAAGTGGTTTTGTTACAACTGGACTTCAGCCCGAATCTAAGTTGGTAGAGGTCAGTGATCAGTACAACTCAACAACTGGTGGAACAACTGTTGAGACAAGTCAGGGTACTATCACTCAGTATCCTGGAAATCTTTTGCCTGTTGCAAACTATGATATACAAGGCCGATTCATTGCTGACTCTGGCCGAAATCTTGTTGGAATTCCAGGTGGAACTGTCCCAACAACTCGTAAACTAGGCGAGGCTTTTCTGCCAACTAGTGCCATCAATCGTGCTCCAGCATCGCCAACTACTGGACTTCCCAGCGGCATAAACCCTGAATGGTTGAATGACACTTCAACAGGTTACATTCGAGTGGTTTCTGCACCATTTTCAAGCACTGGTGGTGTTGTTAGCACACAGTCCACTGGAACTGTATCACCATGGCCGAATCCAGCCTACAATACAAACCCTCTTGTTGACAGGATTTGGATTCAGGGTGATAGTGGGACCATTTACCAGTTGGGCGTTGGTGGCTATGAGCTGAGCCCAACATTCAATGTGGCTGCTATAGACCCCAATGAGATGGGTGAGTGTCCGTCTGGAGCAGTGACCATCCTTACAAATGGTTCAAATAAACTCTCTGTAAATTCATCGAATGTTGTTTACGCCACTGGCACAGTAGACACAACCACGCCTCGTACCTATCTCTATCGTCACAGCTACCTAGTCTACACGTTTAGTGCAAGTGAGGGTTGGATACCCACTGAATCGTCGTCACTTTACGAAGGTAATCCGTCTTTATATTCGACAGGCCAGTTGATGTGGTCTTCAACTGCTGGTGCTTCTACTTTGACTCCTGGTCATTATAGAATTAAGATCACAGCCTACAATCACGGACGTGTTGCCAGCACATTCAAAGGTTTTGACGTTGAAGTCACCATTGGACAGAATGTAACTTTCCCGCTGGTTCTTTCACCCAACTCAACTGAAGAGGAAACATACTATGACTTCTATGTTAGTGAGACGATTGTTGCTCCATGGCTTGTACAGATTTATTGGGGTGGTATTGTTGATGATCCTACTAGAGGCATTACCTATCAGTTGGTTGTCACTGGCATCGAGTTGGACAGACTTAAAACCCAGGTTTACAGGGTTGGTCCAGGTACCTCACTAGTAGAGATTAGCACGACAGCTTCAGGTACAACTCCTGTCCAAGATCTTACGCCTGGTGGTTGGATGGCTGAAATCTCCAACACTGGCACTATTGGTGAGTGGGCACATGAGGCGAATGTTCGCCCAAATGTAGGAGGCATTGAACAACCTTACACACTGTCTGAACTGTTGACCATGTCGACTGACGAGAAAGTCAGTCGAGTTATGCTTAGCAATGACTACGCAGGTCAGACTGTTGTACCAGATCCAGCGTCACCCACACCTCCTTCAGTGGTCTCACAATCTCAAACTCTTTCACCCAGTACGTCACCCATTCAAGTGGGCTACGGATTAGGTATTGACGTTGTGGCCACCAACACTGTAAATTACTTGTGGTATTTCTGGGATAATTCAGTTGAGGTAACATCTGAAGGCACAATACAGAAAACAGTAAATCAAGGTGGAAATCTGGTGTGGACCTGTGTGGTTGCTGATGAGTGGGGCCAGTCTGATTCAACTACTGGCACCATTTCTGTTAATGCACCACCTGTCATTCGCTCGGCTTCTTTGTCGAATAATGACTTACCTCCGATTTACAGCACAACTCTTACTACTTTAGTTTCTGATCCGGATTCATCATCGCCCATTACAGTTTGGCTTGATGGCGAAACACCCGTGACGGTATCCACCTTGGACAGTGGAACCACCCAAGGTACTGCTACATTTACTTTTAATGTTAGCACCAGTTCCACCAAAGTTCTTCATGCAGTTGATTCCAATGGAGGAACTACTCTTCTGGACATTGACATTCGAGCCTTAGCCTATAAGCCCATAGTCGCTGCCGTCATCGCTGAACCGAGAACCCAACGTATTGGCACAGTCCCAATACGTTTTACATGCCGCGTTACTGATCCCAATGGAGGAGGCACACCAACGTTTGCTTGGGATTTCCTGACTTCTAATGGTTGGGCTGAGGCCGATTTTAGTGGTGTTACTGGATTTAGCTCAATAACCGGTGGCTATACTAGCGCTGGTTTGTCCCAAAGTTTGGGCGGTGGATCCTATCAAAATAACGTTCTGGTTCCGTCCATTCCAAATCAGACCGCAGGTTTCAAACTTGTCAGACTAACGATTACACCCACGATTGGCACTGCTCAAGTGTTTTATGGTTCAGTCAACTTAATTGAGAACCATACTCCAACTATAGATCGTTTCGATATTGTCTCCGAGGGACCTCTTGAAGCTGGTGAACCTGTAACGATTCTAGCCGTGGCAACCGACGTTGACAACGACATCCTGTCATACGCGTGGGTTATGAGCAATGTGCAGGACCTTAACCCACAGTACAAGACCAACCCAATAACAGTAACTCCTAATACCCAAGTGTTGTCTGGAAGTCTTACAGTTAGTGATCCTTATGGACTATCAGCCACTGCCAGCATACCTCCAGTGCTAATTGCAAGCCGAACAGTTGTTGATGGCACCGTGGGTGTGCCTCTAACATATGTTGCTCGCGCAATGTCAGCGACAACGGGCACTTTCACTTGGGGAATTATCCCTTCAGGTCTTACTCAAATCGACGGAACCATTCTTGGCACTCCTTTGGTTGAAGGAATTACTAACACAACGCTGTCTGTGGCTTCAACAAGTGGAATTGACACACGCGCCTTTACTTGGAGAATTGCCACAGCTGTCATACCGCCACTCTCTCCAACAAACCTTATTGTCAATGGCGATGGCACAAACCCACGCTACACCACTGGCCAAAATCTTACGATTCAGTGGACTGTAACCACAGATGGTGGTGCGTTGCCATCATCCATCATCGAGCTTTGCAAGTTTGATGGAACAGTCATTAAGACTATTGAGATTCCAACTGGCGCGAATGTCTACACAGTAACCTCAAACGACATTCTCACCTCATTTGGCTCATATCAAGACATTCTTGTAAAGGTATACTTGACCAGAAATACAGCCAAGTCTCAGTTCCCGGCTCAAACCATCGTTACATTCGCCTGATCCTATGGCTCTGCCCACAGCACCATTCTATCCCAGTTCACTGCTGGACCCAAGAAATGCGGCTGATCTGAAGCAGCTTCTCTGGAAAAATTTCTTCATCATCAATGAGGGTCCAGGTTTTAGTCGACAACCCACAAGAGTTGGAGGCGAACCTAACACAGTGGTTGGGCCTCCAACTTTTGGTCAGCATTATGTAAATGCCGTTTGGGTTGATGGCATTCGTGGCTTGTGGTACTGTGTCGCATCTGGCATACCTGGAACTTGGGCACAAGCTGAATTACCAGTTGTCACGGCTTTCCCAACTACAGCTCAAGTGGGCTATCGTGTCATACGCAGTGATGAGGGCTACATCACTTACTACTGGGACGGCACAAACTGGGTAAACATTGGCGGTGGCGGTGGTGGCACTGTAACTGGTGCTCAGAATCTTGGCACAGGAGCTGATGGCCAAGGTGTCTATTCTTCTTTGTCTGGAACAACACTGCTCTTCAGACGCATCAAGGCTGGTGAGAATATCTCACTGGTATCAAATGCAAATAGCATTGAGGTTGCAGTACAGCATGACCCACATTTTATCGGCACAACCACTGTCGATGTCTTAAAGATCATAGCCCAATCCACACCCACAACTCCTGTTGATGATTCATTTGTTTCGTGGGTGTATACCTCGGGCACAAGTCCAAACAAGACAATTATTTGGAAAGCCAAGAGCCGTGACGGAGGAGAAGTTATTCTTTCTTCTGTCATTGTCTAGGCATGTTTGATGTAATCATTCCCACAAAGTGTATTGAGCCGGCTTTAACCAGGCTGTGCGAGTCCATCCAACTCTACACCCGGTTAGGGGATGGATCACTGAAATTCACAGCCGTGGGCCCAACACAGCCACAGATACCATGGCTGAAGTGGATAAAGCATGAGGGAAGTGTGGCCTCATCCATAAATGAGGCTGTGAGTCAAACCACTGAGCCTTACATGATCATACTGCACGATGATGCAGTCTTATTGCCACAACGTCAATCTCGATGGATTGAGCAACTCAAAAATTTGATGTCTGATCCAATGGTGGCCGTTGGCGGTCCCATGAAGATCAATAAGAATGGCGTTGATTTTGTCAACTTCTTTTGTGCAGCCATATCAAGAAGTGCTTGGTCAAAGATTGGTCCGTTGTCTCTAGACTTTCCCTATCATGACTATGACGTTGAGTGGTGTTCACGAGCTCAAAAAGCCGGATACCAAATAAAGTCTGTTGGTGAGCTGTCAAGTCACAACGGATACTTTACAGGTGACTTTCAAATTTACCACGCTGGTGGACACACTCTTAGAAATTCGCCAAGTCCTCAACCCGAGCCAACCAAAGTTGAGCTGTCCTCTCCTGGGATTGTTTACTCATTAGCTCCACATTCTCACCCAACTGTTCCTGTCACAGCACACATTTCTACTCGTGGAAGATACAAGACAACACTGCCTCTGGCCATACAATCAATAGCTCTTCAAAGCCTGGTTCCAAAACGTTTGATCATCTTTGATGATGGTTGTGACGGCCAATTCTTCAAAGAAACCATCTATGTGCATCTCTTCAACATGCTTCAAAGCAAAGGTTGCCATGTTGATGTAGTAAATGGTGAGGGAAAAGGCCAAGTACTAAACCACCAAAAGGCCATTGACATGTCTAACACTCCATTTATTTGGAGAGTGGACGATGACAATTCAGCAGAACCCAACGTTCTAGAGAAATTACTGGCCAACATGGGTGATGGCGTTGGCGCGGTGGCTCCATGTGTTCATTTCCCATGGATCACACCCCCACCACTGGACATTTCTGGCTCAGGCCTTATTGGCGATGTGAAGTGCAGAAACAACGTTCAGTGGTTCAAGTTCTCGGGTCTACAGCCAGTTGAACATCTTCACAACACCTTTCTATTCAGAAAAGAAGCCGCAAGCCACGGCTACCCAAATAACTTGTCTGTGGTTGGTCATCGAGAGGAAACCATATTTTCTCACGAGATGGTCCTCAGAGGTTGGAAACTTGTGGTGGTTGGTGATGCCATAACTTGGCACCTAAGAGATCCTGATGGTGGCATCCGGCTATTCAGAGACACATCACTGTGGCAGTCTGACGAAGCTAAGTTTCATGAGTGGGCCACAGCCAGAAACGTAAAGTTCAATGACTACTGGTTGATTGTCTTAGACAACGGCCTAGGAGATCACTTGGCCTTTGTCCATGTATGGCCTGAGATTAAAGAGAAAGCTAAACAAAAGGGACAGAAAGTTCTTTTAGCCGTCTGCTACCCAGAGGTTTTCAAAAATGAACCTGTCATTAGCATTGCTGATGCCATGAAACTTGAAAAAGACCTTGGAAAACACAACGTCTACAACTTCATGATACAAAACAACTGGAAAAAATCTCTTGTTGATGGTTTCAGAGCAATGTACGGCCTATGATCATACTTTCTCCTTATTCCTCTAAAGTGAGAAATGGTGGCAACAATGCCAAGAATTACCCACATTGGCAAGAGGTGATAAACAACCTCGTCTCTGTTGGCCATAATGTAGTCCAAGTGGGTGTTGTGGGCGAAAACCTTTTCAAGAATACAAAGCAGGCATTTGGACTCTCATTGCATGATTTGACTGAAATCATTTCGGACGATTCTTGCAAGACGTGGATGTCTGTGGACAACTTCTTTCCTCATCTGTGTTCACACACCCAAAAGCCGGGTGTCGTCGTGTGGTCAAGATCAGACCCAAACATTTTCGGTTACCCACAAAACACAAATCTGCTCAAGGACAGATCCTATCTCAGACCAGACCAGTTTGGTTTTTGGAACGACTGTTCGTTTGTGGAGGATGCTTTCGTCAACCCAACTGTCGTCACAACCGCGGTACTCTCAAAGTGTAATTAGCCTGTGGCAGTTCAGCATTACGCGGGTGACACATTCGTAGGACTATCAACTGACGTTAAGCCTCTAAACGTTATCGATGGGGCGCGATTTTACGAGTCTGACCCTCCTTACCTCGTATGGCTTAAAGTTTCTGGAGTATGGGTTAATATCGGAACTTCCGGAGCTGGCATATCTGGCTACTCAGGTTATTCCGGCTTCTCCGGTTTTTCTGGTGAAAGTACTACATACATTGACGTAAATCAAGTATCCCACGGTTTTGTCATTGGTGATGTTTTACGTTTTGATGGGACAAACTATGTTAAGGCTCTTGCTGATACTCCAGAAAATGCTGAAGTCGTTGGCATTGTAAGCCAAGTCATTGACAGCGACAATTTCAAACTTTTAACCGAGGGTGAAATTGACGGTTTGTCTGGTCTGTTACCAGGATACACTTACTTTCTAGACCTTTTTACTCCTGGTACATATAGTACCACGGATCCAAACGCTTATGGCGCGGTGTCTAAGCCGCTGATGGATGCCCTAAGCACCACCAAAGCTTACTTCCACAACTGGCGTGGTGTTATTGTAGAGAATGGCCTCGGTGACTCTGGCTACTCTGGCTACTCTGGCCGTAGTGGCTTTTCTGGCACTAGTGGCACAAGTGGTACGTCTGGCTTTTCTGGTACCAGTGGCTACTCTGGTTTCACTGGCGTCAGCGGTTATTCTGGCTACTCAGGATATTCTGGCACCAGTGGCTACTCTGGCTACTCTGGCGTAAGCTCCAATCAAACCATTGTTGTAAACCAACCATCACATGGTTTTATTGTTGGTGACTTGATAAAATATGATGGCAGCCTATACATGCTCGCCCAAGCGGATACCCCAGAAAATGCTGAGGTTGTTGGCATTGTGTACCAAGTCATCGACTCTGATAACTTTGTCTACCTCACTGAGGGTGAGATAACAACCCTGTCTGGGCTTACACCTGGTGCTGTATACTTTCTAGATCTTTATTCCCCTGGTGCTTATTCGACAAGTGAAACAAATGTTGTTGGCACTGTTTCTAAGCCTGTGTTGGTAGCCACATCAGCCACGACAGCTTTCTTCCACAATTGGCGTGGTATCATTGTTGAAAACGGTCTTGGTGACTCTGGCTACTCTGGCTACTCCGGCGTTAGTGGCTTCTCCGGCACTAGCGGCACTTCTGGTTTTAGTGGATCAGGCTTAGTCATACGTCAACCCATAAGTGCCTCAAGTACGACTACATCTTTCTACTTTAACTCAAACGTATACACAGGTGACAAGTCAATCTCTCCGAATCCATACTCAGCTTTTATCGTCAATTTGCCATCTGCCAGCCAGATCAACATATGCTTGAGACAAGAGGGAGTTGTGGGTGGCAACAGCACTATCATACAGGTATTTAAGTCAGCTAATGGCGATCCATTGGGCAGTACTAGTGCGATAACACCTGAAACAGTTCAGACTGTTGGAGAAAACACTATGGCTGTCTACTCGTTCAGTGGCTTAACGATAAACCAATATGACGCCCTTTTCTTACGATGTATTCCGGCTACCAGCGGCAGCAGTTATTATGGCGTGGTAACTATCGAATAACAACCTATGCCTCCTGTCAATTTCTCAGCAGTAAGAGTAAGAGCCAGCTCAGGGTACTCTGGCATTAGTGGTTATTCCGGATACTCTGGCTTCACTGGCGTCAGTGGTTATTCCGGATATTCCGGTTACTCTGGTTCTGGCGTGAGTGGCTACTCTGGCTTCTCAGGAACCAGCGGTGTCAGTGGCTACTCTGGTTACTCCGGCTTTACAGGCGTCAGTGGTTACAGTGGCTACTCTGGCGACTCTGGCTACTCTGGCGTCAGTGGCTTCTCAGGTTATTCTGGTTTCACTGGTGTCAGTGGCTACTCTGGCTACAGTGGCTACTCAGGTGACTCTGGTTATAGTGGCTACTCTGGTGACTCTGGTTACAGTGGCTTCACCGGCGTCAGTGGCTACTCTGGCTACTCCGGATATTCTGGTGACTCTGGCTACTCTGGCTTTACGGGTGTCAGTGGCTACTCTGGCTACAGTGGTTACTCGGGTGATTCTGGTTACTCTGGCACCAGTGGCTTCTCAGGTTATTCTGGCTTTACCGGAGTCAGTGGCTACTCTGGCTACAGTGGCTACTCTGGTGACTCTGGTTACAGTGGCTTCACCGGCGTCAGTGGCTACTCTGGTGACTCTGGTTACAGTGGCTTCACCGGCGTCAGTGGCTACTCTGGTTACTCCGGATATTCTGGTGACTCTGGCTACTCTGGCTACTCTGGTTTCACTGGCGTCAGTGGCTACTCTGGTTACAGTGGTTACAGTGGTGACTCTGGCTACTCTGGCTTCACAGGTGTCAGTGGCTATAGTGGCTACTCGGGTGACTCCGGCTTCTCTGGTACCAGTGGCTACTCTGGCTTTACCGGCGTCAGTGGCTACTCTGGCTACAGTGGCTACTCAGGTGACTCTGGTTATTCTGGCTTTTCAGGCACATCTGGATTTAGTGGCTATTCAGGCTATTCTGGGACCTCTGGCTTTACCGGCGTCAGTGGGTACTCTGGAACCAGTGGCTTTACAGGCTACTCTGGCTTCACTGGTGTCAGTGGCTACTCCGGATATTCAGGTGATTCTGGTTTCTCTGGCACCAGTGGCTACTCTGGCTTTACAGGTGTCAGTGGCTACTCTGGGTATTCAGGTGACTCCGGCTTCTCTGGCACCAGCGGTACATCAGGCACCAGTGGCTACTCTGGTTTCACTGGCGTCAGTGGTTACTCCGGCTACTCTGGTGACTCTGGTTACAGTGGCTTCACCGGCGTCAGTGGCTACTCTGGCTACTCAGGTTATTCTGGTGACTCTGGCCACTCAGGAACTTCTGGCACCAGTGGCTACTCTGGTTTTACTGGCGTCAGTGGCTACTCTGGCTATAGTGGCTACTCTGGTGACTCTGGCTACTCTGGCTTTACTGGCGTCAGTGGCTACAGCGGCTACTCAGGTGACTCTGGCTACTCTGGCTTCACTGGTGTCAGTGGCTACTCTGGCTATAGTGGCCACTCTGGTGACTCTGGCTACTCTGGCACCAGTGGCTATTCTGGTTACACCGGTGTCAGTGGCTACTCAGGCTATTCTGGATTTTCTGGTGTCAGTGGCACCTCTGGTACTAGTGGCTACTCTGGCTTCACTGGTGTCAGTGGCTACTCAGGCTATTCTGGAACTAGTGGCTTTACAGGCTACTCTGGCTTCACTGGTGTCAGTGGTTATTCAGGTTATTCGGGTGAATCCGGCTTCTCTGGCACCAGCGGTACATCAGGCACTAGCGGCTACTCTGGCTTTACCGGCGTCAGTGGCTACTCCGGATATTCAGGTGACTCCGGCACCTCTGGCACCAGTGGTTACTCTGGCTTCACTGGCGTCAGTGGCTACTCTGGCTACTCTGGCTACTCTGGTTTTAGTGGTACCTCTGGCACCAGTGGTTACTCTGGCTTCACTGGCGTCAGTGGCTACTCTGGCTACTCTGGAGATTCTGGTTTTAGTGGTACCTCTGGTACTAGTGGCTACTCTGGCTTCACTGGCGTCAGTGGCTACTCTGGCTATTCGGGCACATCAGGAACCTCTGGCACCAGTGGCTACTCTGGTTTTACTGGCGTCAGTGGCTACTCTGGTTATTCTGGCACCAGCGGTACATCAGGAACCAGTGGCACCTCTGGCTACTCTGGCACCAGTGGTTACTCTGGCTTCTCTGGAGTTTCAGGATTTAGCGGTTACTCTGGATACTCTGGATTACCTGGCAATAGCAGTGGTCTTGTCTACTACCTAAACTCATCAATCAACGAGTCGCCTTACAAGCAACTAGGGTTAACTGGTGATGGTTTGCCAGAAAGTGCTGTAACTGCTACTATACCAGGAAATTCTATAGCCACAGTAGAGAGCTATAAGACTGTTGCTGGAAGTCCTGGTGTGACCACAATTCCTGCAGGATTCTGGTCCTTTTATCTTCACGTAAGCAAGAGTTCATCCACGTCTCAGCCGATATACGTGTATGTTGAAGTCTACAAGAGAAATGGTGGAGGTACAGAGACACTGCTTTTCACCACCGACCCAGGTGAGATCACAGCTATTACTTCGGCCATCTCAATGGTTATCACGGACACATATGTCCCAGGATTCCCATTAAACATAACGGATACTCTTGTCGCGAAAGTCATTGCGGACAATCAAAATTCCAGCCCACATGGCGTAACTCTATACTCAGAAGGTACCACCCACTACTCATATACCGTAACTAGCTTGGGTGTGCCAAGTATCAGTGGTTACTCTGGTTATTCTGGCTTCACGGGCACTAGCGGTTACTCAGGCTATTCTGGCACTTCAGGTTTTACTGGTACCAGTGGCTACTCTGGCTTCACAGGTGTCAGTGGCTACTCCGGTTACTCTGGCATCTCTGGCTTTACTGGCGCCTCTGGCACCAGTGGCTACTCTGGCTTCACAGGTGTCAGTGGCTACTCTGGTTATTCTGGAACAAGTGGCACCTCTGGCTTCTCAGGAACCTCTGGCTTTAGCGGCACCTCTGGCTTCACGGGTTCCTCAGGCACTTCTGGCACATCAGGAACCTCTGGCACCAGTGGCTACTCTGGCTTCACTGGCGTCAGTGGCTACTCAGGTTACTCTGGTACTTCTGGCACCTCAGGAACTTCTGGCACCAGTGGCTACTCTGGCTTCACCGGCGTCAGTGGTTATTCCGGCTACTCTGGAACCAGTGGAACGTCTGGCACCTCTGGCTTCACTGGAGCCTCTGGCACCTCTGGCTTCTCAGGCACTTCAGGAACCTCTGGCTTTAGCGGCACCTCTGGCTTCTCAGGTACCAGTGGCTACTCTGGCTTAACCGGTGTCAGTGGCTACTCAGGTTACTCTGGCATCTCTGGCTTTACTGGGGCCTCTGGTGTCAGTGGCTACTCTGGCTTCTCTGGTGTCAGTGGCTACTCTGGCTACTCAGGAACCTCTGGCTTTAGCGGCACCTCTGGCTTCTCAGGCACCTCTGGCTTTAGTGGCACCTCTGGCTTCTCAGGAACCTCTGGTGTCTCTGGCACCAGTGGCTACTCTGGATATTCTGGTAGTGGCACCTCTGGCTTTAGCGGCACCTCTGGCTTTAGTGGCACCTCTGGCTTCTCAGGCACCTCTGGCTTTAGTGGCACTTCTGGCGCCAGTGGCACCAGCGGCTTCTCTGGAACGTCTGGCACCAGTGGCGCCTCTGGCACCAGTGGCTACTCTGGTTTTACTGGCGTCAGTGGCTACTCTGGCTACTCTGGCATCTCTGGCTTTACTGGCGCCTCTGGTACTAGTGGCTACTCTGGCTTCACTGGTGTCAGTGGCTACTCTGGTTATTCTGGCACCTCTGGCTTTACGGGTGCTTCTGGTACCTCTGGCTTCTCCGGCACTTCTGGCGCCAGTGGCACCTCTGGTTTTAGTGGCACTTCTGGCACCAGTGGCTACTCTGGTTTTACTGGCGTCAGTGGCTACTCTGGCTACTCAGGAACCTCTGGTTTTAGTGGCACTTCTGGCACTAGTGGCTACTCTGGCTTCACTGGTGTCAGTGGCTACTCTGGCTATTCTGGTACAAGTGGAACGTCTGGCTTCTCAGGCACTTCAGGAACCTCTGGCTTTAGCGGCACCTCTGGCTTCACTGGAGCTTCTGGCACTAGTGGTTTCACTGGCGTCAGTGGCTACTCTGGGTATTCTGGCGTTAAAGGTGCCACGGGCCCTATTGGCCCTATCGGCCCTATCGGTGCCCAAGGTCTTCAAGGTCCTATTGGACCTATTGGACCTCAAGGTGTCTCCGGCACTAGTGGCTACTCTGGGTATTCTGGTACCAGCGGAACCTCTGGCTTCTCTGGTACTTCTGGCACCTCTGGCACCTCTGGCACCAGCGGTTTCAGTGGTACTAGTGGCTTCTCTGGCATCTCTGGCTTTACTGGCGCCTCTGGCACCAGTGGCTACTCTGGCTTCACTGGCGTCAGTGGCTACTCTGGCTATTCTGGCGTCTCTGGCTTCACTGGAGCCTCTGGCACCAGTGGCTACTCTGGCTTTACAGGTGTCAGTGGCTACTCTGGCTACTCAGGCACCTCTGGCTTCACTGGAGCCTCTGGCACCTCTGGCTTCACTGGAGCCTCTGGCACCTCTGGCTTCTCTGGTACTTCTGGCACCTCTGGCTTCTCCGGCACTTCTGGCGCCAGTGGCACCTCCGGCTTTACTGGCACTTCAGGTACCTCTGGCTTTACAGGCGTCAGTGGCTACTCGGGTTATTCTGGAGTCAAAGGCGCTACAGGTCCCATAGGTCCTATCGGCCCTATTGGCGCCCAAGGTCTTCAAGGTCCAATTGGTCCTATTGGTCCCATTGGACCTCAAGGTGCCTCTGGCACCAGTGGCTTCTCTGGTACTTCTGGCACCTCTGGATTTACAGGCGCCTCTGGTACCAGTGGCTACTCTGGCTTCACTGGTGTCAGTGGTTATTCTGGCTATTCCGGCACCTCAGGAACTAGCGGTACTTCTGGCACCAGTGGCTACTCTGGCTTCACTGGCATCAGTGGCTACTCTGGTTATTCTGGTACTTCTGGCACCTCTGGCTTCACTGGCGCCTCTGGAACCTCTGGTTTCACTGGTGCTAGTGGCACCTCTGGCTTCACTGGGGCCTCTGGCACCAGTGGCTTCTCAGGAACATCCGGAACCTCTGGTGTCAAAGGTTCTACTGGTCCTATCGGGCCCATTGGTCCTACTGGACTTCAAGGTCCTCAGGGCCCTATCGGTCCTATTGGCCCTATTGGTCCTATCGGCCCTATTGGCCTTCAAGGTCCCATTGGCCCTATTGGCCCTATTGGTGCCCAAGGCCTTCAAGGTCCAATTGGCCCTATTGGCCTTCAAGGTCCTATCGGCCCTATTGGTCCTATTGGCGCCCAAGGCATATCTGGCGTCAGTGGCTACTCTGGGTATTCTGGTGTTAAAGGTGCTACAGGACCCATCGGTCCTATCGGCCCTATTGGCCTTCAAGGTCCCACTGGCCCTATCGGCCCTATCGGCCTTCAAGGCCCTACGGGTCCCATTGGCCCTATCGGCCTTCAAGGACCCA